TGGCAGATCAGCGACGAGACCTACCGCGCAGCGCTCGAGCACGACTGGTGGGTTGCCGACCACTGGGAGAACGACGCTCGGCGACCGGCCGGGCTGCTCACGCATCGCATTGCTCCTGACTACGCCGCCTTGGGGGGTCACTGGCACGGACACATACAGAACGTCTGCGGGAACGGATTGGAGGAGACATTCCACATCTTGAGCGAGCGGGTAGCAACGTCCGAGAGCTTCGATCTGATCAGCGAATGCGTATCACCGTGGGCATAGCTGCCCCGGTGAGAATCTTCTGCAGCGGAGTCAAGGCACGAGCCGTCTACGTGCCGACGCTCGAGAACTGGTACTGCGAGCGTTGCGGCACTCGGGTGCGGGTGGCTTGGTGATCCCGGAACCGCAGCAGGCTCCCTGGGAGCTGGCGAGCGTGCTTGGCCTCCTGCGTGATCTGCCCCGGCCGCTGCATGTTCTCGAGATCGGCGTCTACGAGGGAGGCACGCTGTGGCACTGGCTCCAGCACGCTGACCTGGTCGTGGGCGTCGATGACGCGATGCGTCAACCTGGTCCCGAGGTCTGGAAGGCTTGGGCAGACGAGGCGGAGACCGAGCTGGTGCTGTTGCAGGGTTCTTCGCACGACCCCGAGTTGGTCGAACAGGTGGCTGCGCATGCTCCCTACGGCTTCTGCCTCATCGACGCTGACCATTCGTACGCAGCTGCCCGAGCCGACTGGGAGAACTACCGCGAGATGGTTCACCCTGACGGCTTCGTGGCGTTCCACGACATCCTGCCCCGGCCGGGCTACGGAGTCGACGAGCTCTGGGCGGAGGTCAAGGCGGAATGCAGGACGATGGAGATAGTCGAGGAGGCGAACGCAGCTCGCTGCGGGATTGGAGTAGCATGGCTCAACTGAGCCCCAATGTAACCCTACAGGGGGTGGCCCAGGTGGCCGGGAGATTACCGGAGAACGCTCTCATGACCCGGATTCGCCCCGGTAGGCTAAGCGTCCGACGCGGGCTTCTCGGCTAGAAATGGCCACTCTTTCGGTAGTCATTCCGACGTTAGGTCGGCCGTCGCTCGAGCGCACGCTGGCCTCCTGCGCCGAAGCCGATGAGGTCATCGTGGTCCTCGATCGAGCGCGTGGAGCCACCCTGCTCCCCTGCCAGCTTCCCGAGGGCACCGTCTACCTGGAAGGGAGCTGGGGTGTCACTGGAGGGCACGCGGGCCGGGCTGCAGGCATCGAGCTGGCCAACGGGACGCACCTCGCGTTCATGGACGACGACGATGTCTACGCACCCGGTGCAATCGCGCTCATGAAGGAAGCAGCCTGCGACGTGCCCGTGATCTTCCGCATGGCCCACTACCACCACGGCATCCTGTGGGCCGATCAGGAGGTGCGGTTCGGGAACGTCTCGACGCAGATGTATGTCGTGCCGAACGATCCAGCTCGGCTCGGCGTATGGACACCGCACATCCCTGGCTTGCCCGAGCCGGGAGGCGACTACACGTTCATCAAGGAGACCTGCGAGGCGATGGGTGGCCCGGTTTGGCGCGAGGAGGTCATCGCGATCCTGCGGCCGCAGTCACCGAGCATCGCCATCGTCACTCCCTGGTACGGGCACGAGGAGCTGGCCGCCGACTACTTCGAGGCGGTGGATCGCCGGGGCTACCGTGACGAGCTGATCATCGTCGACAACCACTCCGACCCTCCGCTCGACTTCGCCACCTACCGGGCTGACTGGAACGCGGGCTTCGTCGGTGGCTGCAACATCGGGCTGGCGATGGCGACGGCCGACGCGGTGCTGTTCCTCAACAACGACATCAAGCTCGCCAGGAGCCACTGGCTCGAAGAAATCCGGGAGGCACTAGACTCAAGGGTGCTCGTGGGACCGTTGCGCTTCGACCACCATGCCGACTTCGATGGGCAGAGCATGCCCTACGTCGATGGTTGGTGCCTCGCAGGGATGCGCGAGGACCTGAACGAGCTGGGAGGCTTCAGTACCGAGCTGAAGGAGCCAGCGTACTACTCCGACAACCTGCTCTGCCTGGAGGCACGAGCTGCAGGGATGAGTCTGCGTGAGGTCCGTCCTGGCCTCAGGCACCTCGCGAACGTAACAGCTGGCCCGGCGTGGGAGCCAGTAGTGCAGTCAGCGACGCACGCCAACCGGGGTCTCTACGAGGCCCGCGCTCGCGAGCTTCTCGCAGCGGTCTAATCGAGCGACTCGAAAGGAGTCGGAATGCCCAAGTTCATCTCGACTGACTGGAAGGTGGTGGTCAACAGTGTCAACCTGTCTGACCATTCCTTCGATGTTCAGATCGGAGACGAGAAGGAGCAGATCGACGTTTCGGGCTTCAGCCCGACAGGTCGCCGGGAGTTCCTGCCCGGCATCCAGGACCAGACGATCACCGTCAGCTTCCTGAACGACTTCGGGAGCGGGTCAGTCCACCAGACGATCTGGCCGCTGTACGAGGGAGGCTCGTCCTTCCCGATTCTCGTCCAGCCGGACTCGGATGCGGGTACGTCAGCGACCAACCCGTACTACTTCGGCACGGCCAACGTGTTCAGCTACCCGCCTAGCGCGACGCTGAACGAGCGGGCCCAGGTCATCGCCGAGTTCAAGCCTGCACCGAACAGCCTGTTCGACTGGTCCTCTCCGTAAGCCGGTGGCGGGCCGTCGCGTCCAGGTGCGTGGCCTGCGCGAGTGCACACTCGCGTTCGAGCACGTCCGTGAGTCCCTTGATGAGACTGTCCGTGAGGGGCTCAAGCATGCAGCCGAGCCAGTGCGCGTGCTCGCTGAGAGGCGAGCTGTGGAGGAGATCGGGAACATGCCGAGCAGTCCAAAGTGGGCTGAGCAGAAGATCGTCGTCTCCAAGCGCACTGCGCTCGTCTACATGGCACCGAGGAAGCGGCAGACCCGAGCGGCGGAGCGCAAGCGCAAGAACCTCGCTCCGCTGCTCATGGACAGGGCGATGGAACCGGCGCTCGAGCACAACGAGGAGAGGGTCACCCGGTCAGTCGAGGTACTCCTCGATACACTGGGTCGCAAGAACGGCTTCTAGCCACTACCGAAAGGAATCAGCGACATGCCCGACATGGAACCACTGAGGACCGAACCGACCCGCATCAACGTCGAGGGAACACCCTACGTTCTGCCAGCGCTGGACACATTCGATCTCGACGAGGCCATGGTCATGTACCGCTACTCGGAGATGACCTTCGACATGATCTTTGAGCTGGAGGGACTGCATCCTGGCGTCATCGCCGGACTGCTCCATGTCGGCATCCAGAGGTCAGACCCGGCGCTGCGTGAGAAGGAGATCAAGAAGATGGTCTCGGCTGTCAACATGATGGACGTGCTCGAGCAGCTCGCCGACGCACTCACCGAACAGCCGGACCCTACGAAGGCCGATCCCCAGCAGTCGCAGCCCGACTCGCCGACAAGCAGCGACGATCCGATCAGCTCTATTGGCGACTCTTCCGACGACGCTTCGGAGTCACGCCTGGAGAAGTCGAGCCCAGGCTCCTCTGGTCTCCCCGACTCGGATACACCTGCAACCTCGCACCCGACGACCTCGGCAGTCTGACGCCGGATCAGCTGATGGATGCCTGGGAGTGGCGTGTGCAGGGGGAGGCCTGAACTAGATGGCCCGTAAGCTCATCGTCGAGATCATCGGCGACTCGACTTCGTACCAGCGTTCGATCGCGAAGTCGGAGCAGGCAAACCGCAGGTTTGCCGAGAGCACGAAGGCACTCGGTGCCAGCATGCTCAGGATCGGCCGTGATGCAGCCATCGTGGGTGGCGTCATCGGAGTTCTGGCAAGCAGGCAGTTCTCCGAGTTCGAGAGCTCGATGCAGAAGATCGTCGGTCTGGTCGGCGTCAACGAGAAGCAGGTGCACGCCTGGTCAGATCAGCTCCTCGAGCTGGGCACCGAGGTCGCCAAGTCGCCGAAGGAGCTGGCCGACGCTCTGTTCTTCGTCACCTCCGCCGGGTTCCGTGGGCAGAAGGCGATGGAAGCACTTAGCGTCTCTGCGCACGCATCAGCGGCCGGGCTGGGTGACACGAAGGTCGTCGCCGACGCTGTCACTTCAGCCGTCAACTCCTATGGGGCTGCCTCGCTCAGCGCTGCGCAGTCCGCAGACATCCTTACGGCCACGGTCAGAGAAGGTAAGACCGCAGCTGACGCTCTCGCACCGGTCATCGGCAACATCGCTCCGCTTGCAGCGGACCTCGGTGTGTCGTTCGATCAGGTAGGCGCAGCCATCGCCGGGATGACGAGGGTCGGAACTCCGGCCATGAAGGCAGCCACCGGGTTGCGCTCGGTCTTCTCTACGCTGCTCAAGCCGCAGCAGCGTTCGGTCGAAGCGTTCAAGAAGCAGGGGCTCAACATCGACACGTTGCGGGAGACCCTGGGTAAGCGCAACGGGTTGCTGATCGTTCTCGATCAGGTCAAGAAGGCGTTCGGCGGGAACACCAAGGCGATGGCCCAGGCGTTCCCGAACGTGAAGGCACTGACGACTGTGTTGTCGCTCGTCGGTAAGAACGCGGACGCGGTGCGTGGCATCTTCGAGCGGATGACGAAGAGCACCGGCTCGGTCAACCGGGCGTTCGCCGCCATCTCCGAGGACGAGGGATTCCAGTTCGAGAGGACGCTCCAGGCTCTGCGTGCGGCAGGTATCAGGCTGGGTGCGATCCTCGAGCCTCTGGCTAACCTGGTCGCCCGTGGGCTGACGGCAGCCTTCAAGAGGATCAGCCAGTTCTTCAAGGACTTCGACGAGGCCAAGACCGTGCGGGCCAAGCTGGAGGTCATCTGGGAGGGAGTCAAGGGAGCTACCGACAAGGCTCAGGACCTCCTGACGCGGGCCGTCGATGCGATCGACTGGAACGCGGTCTTCGCTGGGGCAGGAGGACTTGCCGACGCGCTCGAGGCGAGGATCAAGGAGGTCGACTGGACGGCTGTGGGTCGTCAGATGGGCGCAGGCTTCAAGAAGGCTGGCGACTTCGTCGGCCCGGCGCTGCAGAACCTCGGCACGTTCATCTCGAAGGCTATGCACGATCTCGACTGGGAGGCCATCGGTCTGGCGGCTGGGCCGGGCTTCGTGACGATGATCCTGAGTGCGTTCGACGCACTTTTCGATCCGGGGTTCTGGATACGCAACTGGCAGCTTGCGCTCTCCGTCGCCATTGACGCACTGGGGCTGCTCTTCCCCGAGGTGTTCGGTCTCGAGAAGCTGGGTGCGCTTTTCATCAAGCCGTTCGCCCGAGCGCTCGCACCGATGGGCGCTCGGCTGGCGGCCGGGTTCGGCGAGGTGTTCGCCCGTGCAGGTTCCGCGCTCGTCGACGCAGCTGGTCGCGTCTCTGAGCGGCTGGCCTCTGCGCTGGCCAAGGACCTGATCCTCCTCCCGAGGACGTTGGGCAGCATCTTCGACCGTACCATCGGAGCGCTCATCCGCAAGGTTGGAGCGAAGTTCGAGAAGCTGGGCGGACTGGCTCGGTTCACGATCCGCCTGCTCGGGATCGCTGCGGTCATTCGCACCATCGAACGTCTGGTGCACAAGGTCGGCGAAATCTTCGGCGACCTCCGTAGCACGATCAGCAGTGCCTGGAACCGGCTGTGGAACTTCCTCGAGCGTCGTGCGCTGAGGGCAGCGCTGTTGATCATCGAGCCGCTCACCCACATTCCCCGTTGGCTGGGCGGTGGCACGTTCCAAGACCTCAAGACGAAGTGGCAGGGCACGCTCAAGACCATGGAGTCGGACACCGATGCGTCGACCAAGAGGGTGCAGGGCAGCTTCGACAAGAATCTGAAGGGCAAGACCGTGACCATCAACACGGTCTACACCTCCACGTTCGTCGGGCCGGTTCCGCCGGGTGCGACCACTACCGCTTCGTCAGCGGCCGCAGCTGGGCAGAGGAGCATCAACGATCGTGCGCAGGCCACCGTGAAGCGCAACACGCAGACAGCTGTGGACACGGCCAACGACGCCGGGACTGGCTCCAACGATGCAGCCAACGCAGCCAAGCGTGCGACGAAGCAGGCGGAGAAGGCGAAGACGGCGTTCGAGAACCTGATGGATGCGCTCTCGCTCAAGCTGGACATCGCGACGGCCACGCGAGGCTTCAAGGACGACATCAAGGTGCTCCATGCGATCAACGACGCCATCGTCGCTCGCATCAAGGTTGTGGGAAAGACGACCGACCTGGCTCGGCAGCTCTTCGAGAATCAGCAGCAGCTCAAGGATGTCGCACGCCAGGCGAAGCAGGCCGACATCTTCAAGGAGCTGGGCCTGACGGCAGAGGGGCAGAAGCCCGTGGCTTCCGCTGGAGCTCTCCTCAAGCGGGCCAAGAGCATGCTCGCCGGGTTGAAGGGCACCGCGCTCGACACGAAGAAGAATCGGCAGGAGCTGCGTACCATCGTCCGTGTGCTCAAACAGAACTTCAAGTCTGCGGGCCGGGACATCCGCCAGGCGATCCTCGACATGCTGAATGAGATCGCCGGTGCGACCACCGAGGCTGCAACCGGGCCACTGACCAAGACGCACGGGCTCAACACGAAGAAGATCATCGAGGGTCTGGGCCTGTCCGACGAGGAGGCTCGCGCCATCCGGCAGCGGCTGTCTCGGTTCAACTCGGCTGGCCGCACCCCGGCCGGGTCGGGCACTCGATCGACGTCCGGCAACTTCGTCGACGACCGGCCCATCGTGGTCAACACGACGATCAACCTGGACGGCCACAAGGTGGCGACGAACACGACCCGGCACCAGCAGAAGGGGAGGCGGCGCAACCCACCGCAGAAGCGGGGACCGAACAGGTCTGAGCACGGTGGCCGTTGATGCCTCACCCGGCGCAGGCCGGGTACTGATCGCCCTGTCGCACGGGCCGCTGGTCGCTGAGCCGACCTGGACTCGATTCGACAACATCACGCTCTGCCGCAACTACGGGTACAACTGCTTCGCCGGGCGACAGACCGAGCTGGACACGACCGACACCGGGACGGCGACGGTCTACTTCCACGACCAGAACCGGACGCTGGACGACAGCGACCTGGTCGGTCGGCAGATCATGCTCCAGCTCTACAACCCGTACACCGCCGCCTGGCAGCCGCGCTGGCGAGGGCATATCGACGACATCAACCGGAACCTCGTCAACGTGCCGAACGCTCCGTTGGCCGACTGCAGCATCTCGGCGGTGGGCATCTTCGACTACCTGGGTGGCGTGAGGATGCTGCCCGGAATCTTTGGCGACGCGTTCCCGGCCGGAATGTCCACGGCCGGGCAGGTCTTCTACGAGGACGAGCGCGTGGACGATCGGTTCTTCGCGCTGCTGACCGACGCCAACCTTGCGTCGACGATGATCGTCGTCTTCACGGGGAACGTCTTCGTGAACGAGACCCTGTACGATATCTCCGACGTGATCCTGCAGGCCTGCCGTGATGCAGCCGACGCCGAGTTCCCCGGCATCGCGAACTTCTACGAGGACCGCTATGGCCGGGCTTGCTTCCATGGACGCCATGCACGCTTCGACCCAGAGGCGACTGCAGCCTCGGCGTCCAACTGGAACTTCCAGAGGTTCGCCGGGGCTACCCGCGAGGACATCTCTACAGTCGCAGCTGAGGTCAAGGACTTCAGCTACAACCGGCCGCGAACACGCGTCATCAACTCGTATCTGGCCTACCCTCGAGCCGACGAGAACGGAGTGGCGTTCAAGCAGAGCCTCATCCCTTCGCTGGTGCGCACGGACTCAGGCTCGATCACGACGTACGGCTACCACAGCGAGGAGGCACCGGACCTCATTGTGCAGAAGGAGTACCCCGGCTCAGGAGGGCACACAGGTGCGCAGCTGTGCGGTCTGTTCGGTGACTTCTACGTCGGCAACTATGCGGGCGTGCGGCTGGCTGTGGAGTCGGTCGTGTTCCAGTCCTGCCCGCCAGGGGACGCTCGAGCGCAGAAGACGTGGAAGCTCATGACCGAGTGCGATGTGGCCGACGCGATCCACCTGACGATCGACGAGGCCGGGCTGGCTGATACACCGTTCTTCGTCGATGGGGTCGGCATCGAGTGTCGCCCGCTGAACCCGAGCTACGACCTCGTGACCTTCACCCCGAACCTGACCCCAGCCAGCTACTACGGCACGGATGTGTTCGACACCTAATGCCTGACTACCACGGAAAGTCGCACATGCCGAAGCAGTTCGGTGGCACGGACCCGATCGACATCCCGCCACCGTACCATGTCAAGGTCTTCGGTGACACCCGCATCGTGCTCCTCGGCGACGCACGCTGGATCATCACGATGCCGCACGACATGGATCAGCTGCGGGTCATCGACGTCGAGATCAGCGTCACCACAGTCTCCAGCTCAGGCATCGTCCAGGTGCAGCTGCGCAACATCGACAATGGAAACGTGGACATCCTCTCGACGAGGGCTCAGATCGACGTGGGGGACTACCACTCGGCGGACTCGGGCACGCAGCCCGTCGTCAACGGGAGCAACAACCTCGTCTCACACAAGGACAAGATCGCCATGGACATCGACGCCGCTGGAACTGGAGCGAAGGGACTCGAGGTCGTCGTGTTCTGGGGACCGGGCTAATGGCAGGCATCGCTGCGTTCAGCAAGTTCGAGCAGTTCGTCGAGGACCTCGCGAATGGCGTCCATGACCTGAGCGGCGACCAGATCGAGGTGTACCTCAGCAACTCTGCCCCCAGTGCCTCGGGCGATGCGGTCAAGACCGACCTCGCCGAGATCAGCACCGGGAACGGGTACGCCGGGCCGCAGGACACGCTGAACACCGGAGGCCAGACGGCTGGGGTCTACACGCTCACGGGAACCAAGATCGTCATCGAGGCCTCTGGTGGCGATGTGGGTCCGTTTCGCTACATCGTCCTGTTCAACACGACGCCTAGCTCGCCAGCTGATCCGCTCATCGCCTGGTGGGATTATGGCTCGGCGTTTACGATCCTGGACGGCGAGACGTTCGCCATCAAGTTCGACAACTCAACCGGCGACGGAACCATCCTGACGATCGAGTGAACAGCTGCTGCGAGAAGCCTGAGCTGCGCACGCCACCGGAGGACGCCGGGCCGGGCAAGACCGTGACCTACTGCACCGTGTGCGGCCGCAGGCACGTCGAGCTGGCAGCAGCCCCGATAGAGATCGGACTGAAGGGAGCGTAGTGGACACCAAGATCAGCGACCTGGATGCCATCACGACGCTCGTCGGCACCGAGGAGTTCGTCGTCGCCGATTCCGGCGATACGCACAAGATCAGCGCAACCGACCTCGTCACTGGACTGGAAGCTCTCGGTCTTGGCGGTGGTGGCACCCCGGATCCGGTGGCCGATGCCCTCGGTACGCCGGACACCACGTTTGAGTTCGACTCGTCCAGCCTCACAGGTTTGACGTTGCTCGGCTCGATCGATGTTGAAGACGCTGACACTACCATCGCCGATCACTACTTCGCCCGCGATGACGACAACTCGGGCTGGGTTGGTCGCTACGCTTCCGTCTCTCCAGCCTGTACGCTCGTGACCAAGGTCACCGACCGCACGGTGCTATCGTCGGACGGCAAGAAGGTCGGGCTGTTCATCGGCAACACGACGATGGGCAGTGCGAACATGGATGCGGTGCTCGTTGGCAATGGCTCCAACCAGGTTTGGGTTGAACTGGCGCAGACCACGAACATCTTCTCGGGCCAGACGGG